TGGATACGCATTAACAAATGCTTTCATACGTTGTTTGTATTCGTCAGTTGCAAACGCTGCTTTTTGTCTACCATCGGTTTCGCCAGCTAAGTTGTTAAGTCTATTAAAAAATTTATTTTCTAATATTGAGTTTTGTTCGTTATAAAAAGCATTAAATTCTACATTAGTAGATACTTGTGCCATAAATTTATCATGTTCTACTTTTTCTGCAATTAATGATTGTTTAAAATCTGACCAAGATGCTGCACTTTTTGCATTAAGAAAACTAGAACCATTTGCTCTTTTATAAGTTTCTAATTGTTCTGCAAGTCTTATAGCTCTATCGTAGTCTGCATTTTCATCACCTTTTACAGCAATTTTAGCAATTACATTTTTATATGCTGTAACAACTAACTCGTTGTATTTTTCGTTACTAACAAGTTTTGATGTTTTTACTAAAGCATCGACTCTATTAATTTCATTTGGTGTAATTACAAGTGTTAATGGCTCACCTTCTTTTTGTTCTGGTTGTGCAATTGGCTCTTGTTGTAAAACCGACTCAAGCTTTTTTAGTATGTTGTTTTCTGCTAATACTTTCATTTTTTCTGCATTAGCAGATGCATATTTTTGTCCTAAATTAGTATTAGTACCAGCTATGTATCTTTCTAGTCCTTTGAGATAGTATGGTGTGTTTTGTTTTATTTTAGATAAATACTCTTGATCGTATTCTGCACTCCAATTTGTAAAAGCTTCACCTGTTAAATCTTCTTGTTCTTTATCTATATTTTCTGCCCACCAGTTTTGAAAAGCAACATTTTTTGCTGTAGCGTATTCTATACCTGCTGTTTCGCCTTTTATATTATCGTATGCTGCAATCCAAAATTTAGATTTAGTTTTATCAAAACCTTCACTATCTGCTAGTTCATTATAACTTTTATAATTATCTAATCTTGCGGCTTTTTCTGCTTCTGATTTTTGTTCTTCGTCATATTCTTTTTTAAAACCTTTACCAAAACGATCTATACCAGATGCAACTTCTTTTAATGCTCTTGACAATTGTAGTGCTTGTGAGTCACCACCTACTCTAACTGGTTGTATTACATTTTTTTGATATGCCATTATACTTCTCCGTATTTTCCACCTTTATAATCACCATATGTTCCTACTGCTGAACCACCTATTTTTAAAGCTAATCCAAGTTTTGATGGAACAACTGGTGTTGGTAATTTCGCATAATTTGCTGACATTGCGTTATATGCATCATCGTAGCCAAACAATGTTTGTGTATTTACATCTTCGATTTTGCCACCGAACAAATTAAATTCATCTTTAAAATCAAATCCAATATCTCTTAATACTGCTTCGACATTTGCATTACCAGACTCTAATGCTTTTAGTTCACCTTTAGCTTGATCTTTAATCACATCACGTTCTGTAGCTTCTTTTTTAATCGCAACATCTCTAAGTTCTTTTTGTCTTTTACGATCTAATTCTGCTAAGTCAGCTAAATATTGTTTATTATAACTTTTTCTAGCTTCTTCATTACGTTGTCGTTGTAATGCTGCGACACGTTTCTGATCATCATATTCAGCTTTTGCTGATGCGACCTGAAACGCAAAACGTGTTACTGCGATTGCTGTTGGGTTGCACATATTTCGTCTTTATCCTTTACTATTAAATAAAAATTTTTTTTATATGGTCCTACTTTTAATTTTTTAGCTACAGTAAAACCTGATAACTGCAGCCATTTTAAAGCTAACCAATTTTTTTCGTATACAAAATTATATATTGAGTCATAATTTTCTGCTAAATGATTTATCCATGATTTACATTCTCTATAAAAAGAATTAGGAATTGATTTTATAAAGTCAGAACATAACAACCAAACAACACCTTGTCTAGGTTGCATTGGACAATCACTAACACCAAACATACCATATATAACACCATGGTCATCTGTAATTGTATAATTTTTTGCATTTTTTAAATTAAAACAACTCATCACAGCATCTAATGGTTCGATATTATGACTATATTTAATTTCTAATTTGTCTAATTTTCTCATATCTAAAGCCAAATACACAGCATCTTTTGGCACTGCTTTTCTGACATAAGGCATATCGACATTAGACACGTTGAGACCTTCTGTAGTAGAAACCTTCTACATCTGCTGATACTATACTTGCAGGCAAATACGAGCTCGATCTAAATGAAACTGTATGCTGTGTATTTTCTGCTTGTACAGGTACTCTAAAAACTCCTGATGTAACAACAGGTGAGTCAATAACAGATGTTGGATTATCTATTATATAGCCATTAAAACTATATGTTTTGTCTGTTCGTGTGTTGTGTGTTACTACTACTTGAAAGAAACCTGAGTTTACATAGTCAAATGTAATTGTTCTAATTTGAAATCTACCAGTTGTTACTGCTAACAAACCACCGCCTTTACTTGGTTCTCTTACATATTGTGTTGACAATGTATAAAGTGTTGTAAATGGAAAACCAAAATAAGCTGATGCTATATTCTTTTTAACTGTAACTGTTGTGCCTGTTTGACTATTAATTGTTAAATCTGCGCCTGTTGCAGCATTAACACATTGTAAATTTGTATTAACTTCATAAGGTAATGTAAATGTCGTTAAATCAGTTGCAGAGTCATAAGTACCATTAACTTTGACACGTTGATCTAAATATACATTCATTCCTAATGTACTATCTTCTAAATTTCTTAAATCAATTCTATATAAATGTGCTTTAGTTCTTTCGTTTGCAATTATATAAATAAAACTTTCTAATGCAAATCCACCTATTATTTGTATACCTGTAAAATCCCAATATGACCAAGCACTTTGTACTTTTTCATTACCATTCCAAAAATATTTATATACATACATACGATTTGCAAATGTCGGAGCAACATTAGTACTTGTTGTATAAGGTGCACTATTACTATCTGGGCCGTCGTCTACTAAAGTGACTAATGTATCTTCAATTGTATTCGAAATAATTTTGTATGCATTATCTGGTATTAGACTTGGTACTGCAACAGTAATATCTATTGCATCGTTATTAGTTGTGTCTGGTTCTACAAAATATTCTCTCATTGCAGAATTGACACCACGTTTCTGTGTAAAATAAATATAGTTACCTGCACCTGTTGGTGCAACTGCAGGATCGTGTTCAAATCTTGTCGATAAACTTATTGCTGTATCTGTTGGTGATAATCCAGTTGCTGGAGACTCAATCTTAAATTGAGCTCTATCAGAAAATAATAATAATTCTTCATTAAATGGTATTGCATGTTTTAGTATACTAACTTCGTTAGAAGTTGCCGCTAAGTCTACTGGATCTGTTGCTAATGCAGATGCTACAGTAGTCGCAAAGAAATTAAAATATGCGCCAGCTTCACTAAATATAATATTTTCATCTGCTAGTATTCCAAGTCTATTTTTATAAAATGTAATATTATTTATTGCAAAACCTATAAAACTTGGATCTGGATTAGTATCATCATCTCCTGATTTTTTCTCATCCCATGAGACTTGCGAAAATGTAAAATTACCTGTTGCGGCGTCTCTTACTAATTTATGTGGCATTTTACTTGCATCAAGTTGAGTTTTGACACCTGGTCCGACAGTTTCTGTCCAGACACCATTACCACTAAAACTTACATAATAATCTGTATCTGATGTTCCTTCATCTCCAGATATTTTTATAATTGTACCAATACCTGCGTAATATGGTAGTTTAGTAAAATCGTTAACTTCGTCTCGTATAGAATACATTGCAGAGTCACCAGCACCATCTGATGTTGTTATTGTATATCCTGAGTTATTACCAGCAGGTCTTATATCTATTACTGAGTCATATCTAGTAACAGTAAAATTTGACATTGAATTTAAAGCAGTACCTGAAAAAGTACCTGGTGAACCACCAGATCCAGTTACAAGTATTTCTGCAATTTTTGCAGTATCTCTTAAAAAACCTTGAGTTGCGACATCGTCACCTGCAGGCATTTGAAAACTTGCAGTTCCACCACCACCATTTGGGTGTGTTAATGTAATGCTATAAGTTCTACCATAATTACTGGTTTTTACATAAACTAATGATTGTTCTACTTTTGCTGCACTAGTTGTAGAGCTCATCGCTGGTTTTATACTTTTATTAGCAACAAAAGTTGTATCTCCTACTGATACAAATTTAAAATCATCTTTTGGATTTGTTGTAGTCAAATAACTTGACCCACTAGAAATAGTTACAGTTTTCTCTGTTCCGTCGACTTCATACGCTTTTATACCACCATTATATGCTGCAATAAAATATTGATTATTGCCATCTCTAATAAATGGATGAATAGCTGTGTTTGTGGAAAATATTTGCGAAGATAAAAGATTACTCACATGTTCTAATGGTGGTCTTCTTGATAGACCATTTACAATAGATGATTGAGCATTTATCTGCGTTTCACCTTGAGTAAGGTTACGTTGTGTGGCATTCTGTTCAGAAATACCATTAACTAGATTTGGTATAGTCGTCGATATAACGGGCATTAGTAGTACCTTCGAGTTGACCCACGATACATAATACGATTAGATAAATCGTTTTCTAATATATTTAGTTTTTCATTCGCAGCGTCTAATTGTTGACAAGCAACTCTTGCTTCTAATTCATCTTGAGCACTAAATCCTGCTAATTCTTTAGAACCTAAGTATCTTGCTTGAAACCTTCTGCCTGCTGTTGTTACAATATATCTTCTTGCAAACTGAGGTAACTCAGTAAAAGGTAACAATATAATCATATCTACTTTTAATGTATTAGAAAATATATCTGTATTTTTATCCTTATCGTATAAAAATGCATTTCTAATTATAACATTTTTTGTAGAATTATGAGGTCTTGTTGTAACCCATACAGCATTAGATGGCACAGGAATTTTGTTGTTCGAGTCTAGTGCAAGTGGAAAGTCTTCTTGTGTATTAAAGTTCCAACCTTGTGTTTGTACATCTACACTAGTTTCATCTAAAATTTGTTTTGCAATAGCAACATCTGTACCAGTAGTTGATGTTATTGATGAGACCGGCGCTTCACCAATAATTGACAACATAGTATTAATTGCTTGCAATTCTGTTGTTAAAGTAATTTGAGTAGCCATTATTATTTAATTCCTAATTAAGTTAAACTAGGCGGTTCAGTCTCCCTCGCCGCCTAGTCCTTATAAGTATAAAGAAACTATTATGCTTCTTTAATTCCTACTGCTGCTTCTGGTCTTAATACACCATGTCCCATAGCGTATTTAGCAACCATTAATGTACCTTGTCTTCTGATGTCATATTCTGACTCAACAGCCAAGTCCATTAACTTCACAGTTCCTACCGCAGATGGGTGGCAAATCAAAGCAACAAAGTTAGATAAGTCAACAGCTTGTGGAGTTGAACCACCTTGTGTTGCACTACCTGCGTCTGCGCCTGAAGTGACGTTAGAAGATACAAAGTGAGGTACTGGTATTAAATCAATTCCTGCTATTCTTTGTACTCTACCTTCTGCAATCGAACCATTACCACTGAAGTCAACGTTGATTGCGTTTGTTGCATTAGCTAGCTTGTAATATTCTTCTGTTCTTAAGAAGCATTTTCTGCCTTCTTTTGGAACATAATTATCATCAAGCGCTTTAGCTGCTGAAAACAACTCATCAATCATCGCGTTAGCTGCAGTTGCGTCTGTTGCTGAAGCAATGTTTGTATTTGTTAATACAGTTCCTGCTGGGTAATTTGTGTCACCAACATTTGCTGTAGTAGTTTTTGCTGCTTGACCAATAGTCTGTAAGATATGCTTATCTTTTTGGAAAGCTAATGC